CCTGACGCATCCTTGCATCCCTAATATAGATCCATCCGTGGATTAGTATAAACAACTACATCAAGTTCTTCTGGCTTGGAGCTTCTCAATAGCAGATTCAAGGTCTTTCGGGGCGAGGTGGGTGTACCTCATGGTCATCTGGATTGTCTTGTGACCAGCCAACCTCTGCACCATCGCAATCGGGACACCCTCTTGAACTAAGTTACTGATGAAGGTGTGCCGACAGGCATGAAGAGTGGCTTGAGGATCATCAGACCAACCGAGTTGGTTCCTGACACGATCAAAGAGACGCCGGGTTCGATCATAGTTTGTCCATTTGAAGGGACCACCATCAAACTCCTGCGAGTTGATGATCCGAGAGACCTCCTCGGTCATCGGGATAGACCTCGGTGAACTGTTCTTGGTGTCACTGAGAACAATCAGGTTGTCCTGGATGTCCTCCCACTCAAGACTAAACAGTTCACCGCACCTCATACCGGTGTCGAGAAGCACCCGGACTATCCCGCCGTACTCGGGGAAGCCCATGTGGTTGAACATCCGCATGATCCGCAACTGCTCCTCATCGGTGTACCACCTGATCCGTCCTTGGTTCTCCTTGGACTTCTTGATGGATGGCTTGCGGTCGATAACACCTAACTCCTCAGCAACCGTGAGCATCTTGGATAATGCTGAGAGCTTCCGGTTGATCGTTCCGTTGGAGTTACCAAGACGCTTCCACTCAGCAACAGCAAGATCAATAGATACCTTGTCGATGTCCTCGATCATAGTTCGTGGTCCGATGGCTTTGACTACAGCACCAGAGTTCAACAGTGCAGTGTCCTCAGACTTAGAGCCAGCCCATACAGTCCTGTAGGTGTAGTCACGAAGGTCATCGAGGGTGCGAGGAAGTCCCCGGTTCGATGCCTGAGCAGACACTTCAGGAACACGACCAGCAACTAAGTCAGCCTTGGCCTGTGCTTCCCATATCTCTGCCTGTAGACGGTCCTTGAATGATCTTCGATAGCGACTGCCCTTGTGATTCACAGCAGCCTCGTAACTAGATCCTCGTTGTGTGATGCTCATGGTTCATCCTCCTCTGAGTAATCGACACTTCAGTAACAACTTCATCAGTATTCTTAGATATTCTTAGATACTGATAGCTGTGTCAAGTAGTCACGACTAACTAAGAACTGATGAGGACTAATCAACCCAAAAAAGAAAGGCTCCCTGCAAAGAACTAACTAAGCAGGGAGCCGAGGATGATGATCGGTGTTGTGTCTGTAGTATAACTGATCAGCCCATGATTTTCTGGACTAACTCCGTCCCCCTATTTCGATGACATGCGTAGGCTCGTCAGACATCGGATCAGAACAAACACAGACGTATGAGACACCCTTACGGTTCTCGATCCAAACAACATTAGTTTTTTCCCTTGGAGGGAAGTCTTCACCATCTGACGAGGACATCGGCATCATTATGTCTATCCCGCTTTTGCGTATTTCTACAACCACATTTTCAATCAATGGACCTTCGCCATAAACACAACTAAGTGATTCTTTGTTTTGGATCATTCTTTACCTTCTTCCTGGGGTTCTGGCCCAAAGTCCTCTGGTCCTTCGTACTCATCATCAAGAAGGTGCGAGGGAATCTCCGTAGCATACTTGGGACTAATCCCATCAGCGAGGTCAGCCGCGCGGCAACTTTGGTAATAACTAAGGGGCTTAGATCGGTTCTTGCGGTTGATGTTCACGCTGCACCTCCTGCATTTCTTGTTCTTTATTATTGAAGATTACATCCGCGCCCATTTTCGCTTTGTTGCAGACCTGAAAGAAATGGATGATGCAAGTTAGAGGCACATCGAATTCGTGGTCAAAAAATGTGTCCTGTATGTGCGCCAAGTCCGCCGCTAATTCCAAGAAAGTGTTCTCTAGCCACTCTTGTTGAGGATTGTTCACGCTGTGCCTCCTATTGAAATCGGGCCATCGTTCAAAGTCAGATCCTCTGGGCGACCAGACTTACTGTAATAACTTGGGATCTCATGGCTCCCGGTGTATTCAAAGTCACTAAGAGGGTCGGGGCGATACAAGCAATTCACATAGTCAGACACGGGGATGTCATCTCGCAGCAGACCATCAAGCGTTTCTGTTACTTCTTCAATAAATTGGGGGTAGTTCACGCTGCACCTCCCTGATAACCTTTGGCTTTACTGGTGCAAGCAAACTGCAAGACTTCAATTCCTTCATAGTCGGCATGAGGGCAATCAGCAGTCAGACCGTTATGTAACGCAACGCACCCTTCCCAATCACTAAACATATGCCGTTGATCTGGGCAATCTAGTTGGATGTAAACAAACCCATCATCCCAACGCTCCCAGCCAACACTAAAGACAACACCCGTTGATCCCGCGTCGATAACACCAAACGGGTATCGATCAATAGGCTCAATAAACGTGACTTTTCGGCCTATATGCTCTTTTCCTAACTGTTTCATTGTTCATCCTCACAACTAACTACTAATAACTAACGACTAACCCAGACCGTCCGGGCCAGTGAAATCGACCCCGCATCCCGTTAGGGATGGGAGCCGTGGAGGGATCAATCGTCTGCCCCTGAATCCGCCTTGGAAATTAGGGCGCGCACTGATCGGACTACATCAGCAACCTTCCCCGGTTTGTAGCATTCGTCATGCTCGGCCATCTCCAAATAGGGCAGAAGCGTGTACAGCATGTCGAGCATTTCCGGGGCAGCCGCGATCAGACGGGCATCAGCCTCGGCATACGGGCGATCAAACCCGGTCGTTACTGTACCAACGTGTGAGCATTTGCCGGGGCCAATTATCCATTCGCCAAGCCCGAGATGCTCATGTAGGCTTGTAAACCAAGGTCCGGGAGTATGCGCGCTATTGTTCATTGTTCCATCATCCTATGATCATTACCGACATTGTGCCGACAATGGGAAACCACTCCGCATCCCGTTAGGGATGGGAGCAGTGGTGTGTGGTCATTCTGAGAACAAGACCCCTCCCCCATCCATCCTAATGAGAGATCCTCGCGACTCCATTGTATCGGCGATCTCCTCGTCGTCTTCGATGTCCTCTAGTCCGTATGACTCAGCAAGCGAAGAAAGGCTATCGTACTCGCACCATTCACAACAAATAGCGACCACATCGAATTTGATACAGGCCATTGTGTGGGGCTTGTTGTCGTACTTCCTGCGCCACTCGATGCCCATCCCTGAGGACTGGTCACAACTTTCGGAGAGATCCCAAAGATACTCATAGAGATATTCATACGCGCCGTATGAGAACTGGTCCGCGCGACCGAATCGCCGGAACTCATCCCGCATGTGTGACGCGCTTCTGATTGTTTGTACTAGCATCATTCATCCTCGATTCTGCCGGGACAGTTCCCAGCTTCTTGATCTGTAGTTATGGCTAGAGAAATGCCCCAAATGGTCGCAAAGAATCCAAGTAGCAAAGCGATAGTAAGTAGGGTATCGGTCAGCATGTTGCG